ACCTTTTTTCTTGGGTTTGGCCATGCCAGCCTCGGACATGGCGATGGCGATGGCCTGTTTGCGGGATTTCACCACGGGGCCTTTCTTGCTGCCCGAGTGGAGTTCGCCTTTGCCGTACTCGCGCATGACCTTGGAGACCTTTTTCTGGGCCTTGGTGGGCTTTTTGGCGGCCATTTCCAGGGAAAGCGGTGCTTACCACACACGATAATTGGTCTTGCCCATGTTTTCTGGTTTTGCCAGGTTGAAGACCTGCAGACACATGTATCCGAGCGCATCGAAAGCGTGATCCACGCCCAGGTTTTTGTTGGGGAGGCCCGTGTTGGGGGCGTAGGTCAAGGTGCGGAGGGATTTTATGAGTTCCTTGCAGCGCGGGTGGATGAAGAGGCGGCGGGTTCCAGAGGCGTCGAGCAGGGCGGTGTTGACGCAGGTGATCTTGTCGCGGATTTTCCAGGGGGAGCGGGGGCTGGAGACCGTGAAGCCGGATTTTCGCAGGATGTTGTGGTCCGTGGCGCCAACGCCGCTGGTTTTGCGGGCGCCGCCTGTGGGGTCCGGGCAGGCGATGATGCGGCGCTCGACGCCGAAGCGGGTTTGGATTTCTTCGCAGAGATCCCAGGTGGTGGCGCCGCCCGTCATGATGATTTCGTCGAAAACCCAGAGGACGTCGCCCTTTTTCACCGCGCAGACGGCGGACATGGGGTCGATGTTGAAGTCCACCCCAATCAAAAGGGGCAGGATTGGTAGGTCCTGGACGGTTTTGTCGATGTTGTCGTCCGAGAATGAGACGGCGACGAGACCACTGAGATTCTCGAAGCTGGCCTCGAACTCCTGGCGGAAGGTGCGGGCGTCGAGTTGGGCCCGGGCGGCCTCGATTTCGGTCGCGGGGACGTTATCACCCTCGATCGTCGTGAATTGCCACCGGGCCCAGTCCGGGTCGCCCTCCTCGCAATAGCACCAGAGGTCGTAAAACCAGCTGGCCGTGCCGTCCGGAGTGGAGATGAAGAGGGCCCAGCCCTGTTTGTCGGCCAAGGCGGGGCGGATGACCTCGAACCAGACCTCGCTGTCCATGAAGGCGGCTTCGTCGAGCACCACGCCCGCCAAACTTCGGCCACGGAGGGCCATTGCGTTTTCCGTGCCCTTTAATTCGATGGTGGATCCGTTTACCAGTTCGATTTTTAGGTCGGTTTCGTTCTTGCTTTTGACCCAGGCTTTTGGGACGAGGCGCTTGAGGAGCTTCCAAACGATATCTTTCGCCATCCGGTAGCTGGGAGCGCAGTAAAAGTAGGTTTCGCCAGGGCGTTCGATGGCTCCACGCAGGAGTTCGACGCAGGAGAGGTAGCTTTTGCCGAAGCGGCGGCCGGCGACCAGCACGCGGAAGCGGGTGCGGCTGGAGAAAACTTCGCCCTGTGCGTGGCGAAGACTGACGGTGTTATCGCTCATGCGGACTACCCTACTGCAATAGAAGGTAGAGGTTGCATATTTTTTGGGGCGGGATGTTCCAGCAGATGGAGAATCGAACCCCTACCCCGGAGGTGTGTAACAGAAGAAGGAATTTGGGATGTATCAGTAGGTTCCCTGAGCCGTGCTGCGCGCACCGCAGCGCCGGACCCTGCCCCCGGTAGTTCAGTTGTACTAGCCCGCTAGGCCAGGAGGCGGCGAGCGGTAGAGCGGCTACAGCCGAGGTGGTCGGCGATGCGCTGCTGGCTCCAGCCGTAGGAGCGGAGGCGGCGAGCACGTTGGGGCCTGGACTCGGTGGCCCAGAGTAGGAGCAGCAGCGGCAGGAGCAGCGCGGCGAGAAGGAGAGCGAAGGTGGTGGTGGTGGCCATGGTGTGGCTGGGGTGTTGTTCTCTGCCACAGTAGGCGTGGGAGGGAGGGGGCCCTACGGCAGAGGGCCCGCCTTTCACATTTCGTAATGTGGCTCAGCGGCCGCTGATGAGCAGTCGGCAGTAGGTCGGCGACTGGTGTTCGGCCAGGCAGGCTACGTAGACGCGCTGGCTCTCAACGGTGAGGCTAACAGCGAAGACGGTGAGCAGACCGCCAGCGAAGACGGCGGAGAGTTTGGCGGTGAGCGAAGCGGTGCGGATCAGGTGGGCCATGGTGTGGCTGGGTTGCGGTGTGGTTGGGTTGGAGTTCAGCGGTCGAGCACGCGGCCATCACGGCGCGCGTGGAATTCGGGCAGGCGATCGGTCAGCCGACCCGTATTGTGCAGCAGTGCTGCGATCTCCACCATCGAGTCGGCGGCGTTGCGGCGTCCATCTTGCTGCCACTTAACGAGTTCGGCGGCAATGGCGTTCAGTGTTTGGGTGTGGTCGATCATGGCTGGTGTGCCTTTGTTCTCTCCCACAATACAGCATCAAAGACCCAGCCGCGAGGGTTGGCGGCTGAGTCTCATTAGTCTCCTGAGTCTCAGCCCTGCCGCTTGTCCTCCACCGTGATCTGGAGTGTGGGCGCGTTGGTCGCCAGCTGCTCGGGGGCCGCCTCGCCAATCACCGCGCCCATGTCTTTGAGCAGCATCGCCACAGTCTGCAGCTGGCCTTTCGCCATCGCCTTTCTACAGGCAGACAGGCGTAGGGCCTGAATTTGGTTCAGCAGATCGCCCCGCGTTGCAATTTGTTCCGTTTTCAGCAGTTCGGCTGCGCGGCTGTAGTCGTCATCTGCCGTTCGGACAGACACGCCGAAGCGATCCGCTAGTTTCTGCGTGATCTGCCTGCGAGTGCCACCGTTCAGGATCTCCGCATAACACCAGTTCGCCCGCTCCTCCACTCGGACGCTGCAGCCCTTGCCACCACGCCACCGTTTCGACTCGTCATTTGCAACGGTCGTCGGCTTCTGTACTTCTTGGGCGTCCGATTCGGGCACGGTTTGAGTCACAAACTCTATGGGCTAATGCTACAGTCTCCCGCCCATAAAGAAGCCCGGCACTGTGTCCGGGCCGTGTGATCGGTAGGGGGCAGCCGTTAGCAGCTCCGGAACACCAGCCAATCGCCGCCGCCCAGGTCGTGCAGCCGGTAGCCGTCGCCCATCTCCAGGTCCCGCCATGCCACATCCCAGTCGATGCAAGTAAAGGGCCAGCCATCGCAGCTAGCGTTCTGGAGGCCGGAATCCTCGAAAAGTTGCTGGGCGTAGTCTGCTCCGGCCCGTTCTTCGCTCCAGCCTTCGGCGCGGCCCTGGTAGGAGTCTTCCACATTGTCCGGATCAATGCCGTCTGCCTCCAGCTCGGCAATCAGCGCCGCCCAGCCGGCGGGATCATCCCCATCCAAACCTAGGTGCTCCAGGGCATCCGCCCAGTCTTCGGAGAGCCAGAATCCGAAGCAAGCGCCGTCACCCTCAGAGCTACCGAAGCCGAAGCCGACCGGCGCCAGATCACCTAGGTAATCCGTCAGTCGCTCCAGGGTCGCGGATGCTTCCTCGTCTGCCCAATCGGCGGCGTTGGAGTCCTCCCCAGCTAGTCTCTCCAGATCGGCCACTAGGGGGCCGTCAAGCGGTGCGCCTTTAATCGCTGCGATCTGCTCGGCAGCAGACCAGAACGACTCCAGTAGAGCCTCCGTCTTCAGCGTGTCAGTGCTCACAATCCAGGGAAAGGAAGCGAGCTGCTCGGCAGTGTAGTGGGTCATGGTTGGAGCCTTAGGGTGGGGTCTCATGTGCAATGGTAGAACCGGATCCGGCAGCCTGTCAAGCGCTCCAGCTGAGATAGATGCGGCCATCATCGCCGGCCATGGCACCGATGCCCCCTTGGGCTTTGGCCATGGTTTCCAGCTGGCGGCAGCACGCTGCCTCGGGTGAGTCTGCCTGCCAGTTGTCGGCCATGCCGACGCCGTGGCCATCGCGGACTAGCACGTAGCAGTGCTCCACCCGGTCCTCACCTAGGAGGTCCTCTAGGCTCTGCTCTCCGAAGCCGTGCGCAATCAGCACGTCATCCGAAGCGTCGCGCCAGCTGTAGAACTCTTCGGAGAGTCGCTGCATGTCCTCACGCCAGGCGGAAGACATATCGTGGTGGCGGTCTAGTGGTTCGCCGTTTTCATCAGTGCCGGCCCATAGGATCGTCTGCCATAGAGCAGCGTCGACCATAGAAGGGCGCCAGCCGGCGAACTCTGCTGGGTGGATTGTGCGGTTTTGCATGGCGTGGTGTGCCGGTGTGCTCGCCCATTGTGGGCCCCAGCCCCAGGCATCCCCCGCCGTTGTTGTGCAAGTTTACAATCCGGTCGGGTGGAGTTGCGTGTGCTGCTACTGTGCAAGGGTTCATCCGGCCTACCAGCCATGACACACCGCCCAACGTCCCACGCCTTCAGAGACTTGCCCGTAGGGGCAGAGTTCTGGTGGGGTGGCTTTACCCTCGACCGTTGCAACTGGGGCCGGAAGCGCTCCAGTAGGACAGCAGACTATCGGCCCCGCTTGTCCGGTGAGTTGACCAGCTGGACAGACTGGGGCTACTGGCGCCAGTCGGAAACTGTCTACCTTGCGAACAACGAGGCCGACCGTAGGGAGGCCGAGCAGTGAGCGGCGGAGAATGGAACACACGGCGCGAGCTGAAGCAGCAAGCGGCAGACGCCCGGGAGCTGCTGCGCGAGCAGATCAGACTCGAAAAACGCCAGCTGCGGGATCTGCGCTACTGCGCCGAACGCTCCACACTGACCCAATCCGACTGGGCCGACTTCCTGAAGCTGCACCAGCAGCACGGTAAGGAAGGATTGCGCCAGCTATGGGAGGACCTAATCCCATACTGGGAGGTGTGCCAGCGCCTCAACGGGGGCGCACCATGCCCGCCGGATCTGTGGCCTGACTGGGCCAGCCAAATTAAGTGCAGAAAAAACGCGCATCCGGAACGGACACGCCCGACCACCAGGAAAGCCCCAGGCGCACCACGCAAACCCCGTACCGATAAGGGCAAACCCCGCCCTAATTACTCCCGGCAATAGCGGCCCGAGCTGCTCCAGTTCAACGGGCAGGCCCCCCGCTTCTCGATGATCGGGGGGCTTTGTCTGCTGCGCGGCTGACAGTACGCTCCAGCCGGATACCAGCCCGGGGGACACGCCCCAACCCTCACCACAGGCGTCTGGAGGTGTACTACAGTAGACAGTAGGATGGCTAGCATGAATGGAATTCCAGGCTATGAATGGGTTTTGAGGCCTTGAATGGGTTTTGAGGCCTTGAATGGGTTTTGAGGCCTTGAATGGGTTTTTGCGAGGTGTTAGCCGAGCGCTGTGAAGTATTGAGCCACCCGATTCAGGAATGAATCCTTGGCCCACGCCAGATCATCCACCCCGAAGACGAACACATCAGGCTTGCCGCACCGCCGGGCCAAGACCACTGCTGCTCCAGAGGGCTTGAGGCCGGTCATGTATTCCAGTCCCAGTGCATAGGCACCGAGTTGGTCGAAGTATGAATGGCCCCTGCCGATCTCCTTGCGTCCCACGCTGGTTTTCCAGTCCGCGACAATCAACCCTGAATGGCCTTTCAGGGATACCAGTGCGTCGCAGGTTCCAGCAAATCCAGCCGGGTGATGAATGGAAAATTCCGACGCGAAAATTTCGGTGACGTTTTCAGCGATCCAGCCGGACAACCCCCGGGCGTAGCCGGAAGCGCTCCAGCCGACTTTGGGGACGTTGGGGTGGACTTTGCTGAGGGCCCACTCCGTAATCTTGCTGGGGATCCGGGCTAGGCCCTGGTCGTCCCAGTGGATGGCGTTGCGTTTGTTTGCAGTGCTACGTGCCAGGCGTTGCGAAGTTTTGAGAAGATATTCGGCCTGTGAATGGGCCATGTTGCCCCGGTTTGCTGCGACGTCGCGTTGTTGAGAAGCCTCGGCCTCCCCCAAGCGTGCGACCCAGCGATCCAGTCCTGTCGTGTCGCTTGTTTCCTTCAGGATGTGTGTAACACTATGGTAAATAGTGCCTTTTGAGTCTTTGTAGACCCTGAATGGGCCCGAATTGTCTTGTACCAGCCTCCTTTGACGTAGTCCTGCCAGGGTGTCTTGCGTGTTGGAGGCCATTTGGATATTCTTTCCCTTCTGGATTCTACTACCCATGTCAAGAAGCGCAGCTAAAGTCACCATGTAACACAACAGAAGCAGCTTTGTACGCAGCCACAGCTTCTGTGTAGGTCTCGTAGGTACCTAAGTTGTACCGCTTGTAGTTTTTATTGATACGCACGCTGTACTTACCGTTTTTACGCTTTTCAATG